GGTTGACCACCTTGGCGCCGTAGTATGTGCCGATCACGCCGCTGCGCACATACTCGTCGATGATGGACGGCGAATACTGCTGGGTGGTCGTGCTGGCGGTGAAGCCGGTCTGCTCGGCCAGCTTGGAGATGATGGCGATATCGCCCAGCAGCGATACCGCGCCGGTGCGCATCCAATGCTGAATCATGGGGTTCAGCACGGTCTTTACGACGCCACTGCCCGTGCCGTAGAAGGGCGTGGACCAGTTAGCGGCTGCGGTGTGCAGCACCGTCTGAATATGTTCAATCTCCTTCTGGGACATTTCGTTGGCGGCGTCGCGAATGAGATCGGCCATCTGAACGCGGCCGGTCTTGAGTTCGTAGGTGTTGATGACCGGACGAGCGGAAACCGCGATGGTGTCCAGCGTGACTTGCTTATGCGCGATCTTGCTGCGGGCAGGCGTCGCACCTTTGGCCTGAATAAACGCACGAATCCCTTCCTGCTTTACCTTGAAAGCGGCCTTCTCGCCGTAACCGACGTATTTGGTATCCGCCACCTGCGTCAGCCAGTTGGTGCTGGGCTTTACCATCTCATTCACGGTGTAGCCGATGAGCTGGGCGATTTGATACTTGTTGTGCGGATTGGGATCCGCCGCCAGATCCGCGATCTATCGCGCCGCTTGCTCTGCCTGGTCGGAATCCACGCGCTCGCCCCTGGCCTGTGCCGCAATCAGCTTGACCAGCTTGCTGTCGTTTCTGATTTCAATCATACTGTTTGCCTCCTTCATCAGTCGCTGCCGCCGGTCGGGGTCGTCACCTTGGCGATCATGCCGCCCGCGGCGGGCTGCACCGCGTCGCCGACTGCCAGCGCCGCATACAGCGTGGAATCCACGGCCATGATTACCTGCTCGCCGGGCAGCAGACGCTTCATGCGCACATACTTGCCGGTGGGCAGCGTGTAGTTCGCCTCGTTCCACTCGGCGTTTTCGTCGATTTCCCATTCGTTCTCAACGTAATAGACGTCGTCGCTGCCCGCGCCGGTCACGTTCAGCACAACCGCGGGCTGTCCCCACAGCTCGGTCTTTTCGTCCACGCGCAGCTTCGTATCCTTGGCGGCGGTCACCTTCTTTACGCCCTCCGTGGTAATCTCCGCAAATACGCCGTTGATCAGCGCCTCGGCGGAGAGGTTTTCGCCATCGTATACATGGCCCATGAGCTTCGTCACATATCCTGCCATATCTGTTCCTCCAATCTGTCAGGCTTTCTCAAGCAGATCGCCGTATTCACCCTTGACCGCCAGCCCGGAAGTCAGAGCATAGGCAGCGACGGTGGGCTTGATGTCGTTCTTTCTGACCTTGTTCCCCTCGGCAATCAGCGCGGCGTAGTTCAGCTCCGCAATGGCCGAAGCCACGTTTTCCGCCTTCACATCCAGTCCCTGCGCTTCGGCAAAGGCAGTCAGCTCCTGCTGCTTCGCGGCGAGCTCGGCGGCTTCCTTTTCAGCCTTCAGCTTTTCCGCTTCCGCCTTGAAAGGCTCCAGCTGAGACACCTGCGCTTCCAGCTCGGCGATACGGGCGTCCTTTTCCGCAAGCTGCTCCTGCGCGGCCGCCAGCTCCGCTTCCTGCTGTTTCTGCTTTTCGGTAGTCTCTTCAAGCGCCTCATCCTTTTGCCTGAGCTTTTCCTCGTCGTCCATCATTTTCTCTTCCGCCAGCTTCAGACGGGCTTCCGTCTCCGCCAGCTTTTTTACCGTTTCATCCATCTCATGCTCCTCCTGTCTTTCAGCGACCAGCTGCAATGCCGTCGCTTCTGGGTAGGCCGGCACGGACACAATTGCCATGCCGATCAGTTCGTTGCCCTCCGCCGCGTCGATGACCATTACGCCGCCCCGTTCCGACACGTCGCTCGCCATGATCTCGAAGGAAAAGGAGAGCGTGCCGGCTTCGTACATGCGCAGAATGGTTTCACACAGCTGCGCGCTGCGCTTGGGAATTCGTGCTTCACCGATCAGGCTGACGCCAAACTCGTCGCTGGCCTTGGCAAAAGAAAAGAACGAGCCGATCTGCTCGCTCTGAAATTCGCCGTCATTCAGCATATGGGTCAGCTTGCCAGTTTCGCCGTTTCGAAGCCGCTGGGCGTCCGCGCACTATGGAAGGCAGGTGTATTTTGCGGCGTTGGCTACAATGTTGTCCATGAACGCTTCGCTGACCGCGTAGCCATTGCGGTTGGGGCGGGTGGAGAACATCCGCATCAGCACCGTCATGTAAATGTCGTTGGACTGCGCTTCGGAGATCATCACCTGCGAGGCTTCAAATTGTATTCGGTTCATTTTCTCTCCCTTCTCACAGACTGCCCTCCGGGTTGCTGGGCTTAGGCTGCTTGCCGCTCATGCTCTTGACTGGGTCGGAGCTGCGCTCGGTATCGTCCATTTCGGGGCGACCCTGCTTTCCGGTGGGTTCATCCGTGTCTTTCTGTGTATCGGACTTACCAACAGGGGATTCCACCGGCTGTTCATGCTTCTTCCTCTCCAGCTCCTGATCCATATCGTAGCCGTGCATCTGCAGCATTGTGCGCGTGGAAACGACGCCCTTTTCCCATAGACTCCGGCAGACTTCCTGAAATTTCTGACTGCCGGCTAGGTCCACCGGGGGAAAGGTGAACTGCGGAATATTGCCCGGCGTGCTGTGCGTAATGCTGCCATGCTTGCCGTTCAGCCGCTCGTTGACGCGATCCATGAGTTCGCAGAAGTCATCTCTCGCCTGTTTGATGCGCATGGCAGCCGTCTGCATCGATACCTGCGCGGAAGCAAAATTGCTGCCATCCTCAGCTCGTCCGCTGACGATGATTCCACTGATGCCGCCCGCGGACAGTATCTCCGCGTTCACGTCCTTGTACTTGTCGTCCGAGAACATTTCGTTCAGATCCGGCTGAATGACCTCCGCTTTGCACAGGTGGTTGGTGGTCGCCAGCGCCGCCCCGGTCATAGCTTTCTTGAACAGGCTGTTGACTGCGTTGAGCTGCGTAATATCCGGCATGACGTCTGATTTGCTGTCGCCGTAGGCCACATGAACAAAGGAATGCGCCCCCAGATTCAGCAGCGCCGATTCGTATTGCGCGATCTACGCTTTGCGGCGGAACGCAGCCAGACAGGTCGCCACCATAGGCACGGCATAGCGTATCCAGTCCTCCTTCAGCCCCTGCATCACGAAGGTGTTCTCCGGATTCATCTGCACCCAGTCGCTGCCCTTGTTGATAGCGTCCGATACCTCCTTGGGGAAGCCCTCCAGACGTACCTTCAGGTCTTCATCCTCCAGAAAATCCTTCTGCGCTTTCACGCCCTGCTGGCGCATATCGTCCCGGATGCTTTTGCAATTGAACTCCAATACGGGTTCGCCGCCGATCATGACGTTGGCGATGCGCACCAGATGCACCGGAAGCGTGATGATATTGCCGTCCTCCATGAGATAGCAGTAGACGTTGCCGTACTTGAAGTACTGGTAGAAAATACTCCGCATCCGATCCTTCAGGTGAATGCGGTCGTAGTATGCCAGATACTTGGCCTTCGTCTGCTCGTTCGCGCCCACCAGCCGGTAATCGTCCGACAGGGAGAAGGGCACATACACGCCATTGATGATCCCGCGGAAAATGGGATCTGCGTCCACATAGTAATCCGCCAGCTCATACAGGCTGTTGATGTTCCGCTGCTTGTCCCGCAGAATGGCGTCATAATCATAGCTCGCCAGATCCCCGGAATAGGTGATTGTCTTATCGTTGTAGGTCATGGTCGAGGCGTCGTCCTTCGCACCCACGGCAATGACCGCTGCCGGCTTCGGTTCAGGCTCCGCCCGCGGCTATGCCTTGCCGCGGATTCGATCTATCCAGTTCATGTTTTTCCTCCATACAAAAAGGCGCTCCTGTTGGAACGCCCTTTATTTATTCAGCGCCTTTGTATCCGCACTTTTCAGCATGTCCCAGCAGATACAGGAAGGCAAAGGCCGGAATGCGAATCAATGTTTGCTGATTCTCCATTATGGTTGTACCATAATCGTCAGCTCTCTTTGTAATGACTAACGCCGCGCCAGCGTCCTTACTCATCTCTCGTATTGCATCATCCTCTTTAATCGTAGCCTGTTCGCGATATTTTACTTCGATAAGGATGTCTTTGCTCTTAGGATATGCTACGACAATATCAATTTCTTTTTCCTTTCGTCCACCGCGATAATATCCAACCTTTGTTGCATTCTGATAGTAGAAGGCAGCTACGTGTTTATATACTGCGGTTTCAACCACTTTTCCCATTTCGTCGGCGTTCGTCAGAATATCGTCATCCATCAGCACGGCATTTCGTATGGCGGCGTCCGCAATATATATCTTGGGACGCACTTTCAGAGGTTTACGTCCATCCAAATCGACAGGATAACTGATATAGATAAGGTTTGCACTTTCAAGGTATCGAATATAGTTATCCACGGTTGGACGGGTTACACCGTTTAACTCTTTGGCGATGGCCTCCGAAGAGACGATTTCCGAAGAGACATTGCATAAGTACAGAAAGATTCGTTCCAATTCTGTTGCATTACGAACATTATACAGAGAAGGAATGTCTCGCTTCAGCACTTTATCAACAACATCTTCGCGCATGGTCTGCTGAGCCAGCAAATCATCTTTAGCAAGCGCCAATTCGGGGAAACCGCCTACTTGGAGATAACGCGCAAAATGATTTTGTACAGCGTTCAGCTTTATCATTACCTGCGTTTGCTGTTGCCGGGTCATACGGGCAAAAGCCGTAGGACGAATCGCAGGATCCAGTTCTAACGGTTCAACGCCTATAAGAGAGCAGTATTCGTAGAAAGACAGTGTTGGGACAGGTATAACACTCCAACGTCCTGCACCACTTTCTGAATTTCCTCGCATAAGAATTGGACTGGCAGAGCCTGTCGCGACAACTTGCGTGTCGGGCTGTGTGTCGTAAATTACCTTTAGCCAACGATCCCAGTCCGTCGCGTACTGAACTTCATCAAAAAAATAATACACATCCTGCGAAGGACAAATGTTTTGATGATAGCATTCGAGAATTTCATCCAACTGACTTAGCTTTAAAATTGGATGATCCATAGAAATAAATACGATGTGGGCTGGATCTGTTCCACGCTCCAGCAATGCCTGGATCATCTGATATTCTATAGTTGTTTTTCCAACGCGTCTTGCTCCGGTCAAAACAACAGTTCTTCGAATATCTTTCTGTTCCAACCGTTTCATCGCCTCATAATACGCAAACCGTTTATAGTTCTTTGTAAATGCAGGATTGATCGCCCCTGTTTTCCACCACGGATTAAATGCCGAGAGAACTTTTAAAATTCTGATCGGATCAGCAATAGACATCCTCGCACCCCCTCTTTTGCGACTATTATACCCTGAATTTTCATTTTGGTCAACAATTTCCGAAAGTATACTTACGTGAAATGCGTGCAAAAATGAAAATTAAGCATCTTTTGATTGCAAAAGAGAGAAGAAGCAAAGTGGAAATAGTAGTCCGGCATCGGCAAGAAACAGAATTTCCGTGCGACATAAAACCGCTTTTCTTGCCGATACCGGCACGAAATCAGAATCGACTGACCACGCCTACGCAGGGATGCGCGGGCTGAAGCAGCCGCCTTTTGCGGGCTTCCTCCAGCTCTGCAATGTATCGCACTGCCATAGCCATCGCCGAATAGCGATCCTTATGCTGGTTGGTGCGGGCGGTATCATAAATGATCGTGCCGCCTGTACCGGTTTTGGAAACGATGTTGCCCATCTCGATTTGCAGCGCATCGCTCTCCAGATAGATCGCCTTTTCCTGCATGGTCAGCTTGCGCTTTTTCGGCGCTTCGTCTGATTCATTTTCTTCGTCCGTCACGTTGTCGGCGTACCGCGAGCTGATCGGCAGCTCGATGGAATGCTGCTCCTATGCCACGCGCAGGCAGGACACCAGCTGCTGGTTGATCTGCGCGCTGGCCTTGACGCTGCGCAGGATGGGCACGGCGTTGTGGATGATCGTCCGCTCGTCGTCCAGTGTCCACGGCGGATACTCCTTGCCGGATTCCGGATCGATCCACGGCTGTGCCAGAAATTGGGGAAAGGCATCGCCCAGACCGCGATGGTCGAATACGATTCGCGTCGTTCTCGGAAAACGCGAAAACGTGCGTCGGACTTCTTCAGCCAGCGCATCCAGACGCTTGCCGTGATAGGAGCGCAGGTACACCAGCTTTTTGAGATATGCGCCGTTTTCCATGTCTGCCAGCTTGATTACGCAGATCACGGCGTTGTCCGCCTTGCGATCTGTCGAGGTCGCCAGATCGACGCCGATGATATAATCAGACGAACTGCCCGAAGGCTGAGCATATTCCACCTGCCGGAGCGTTCGGCACCCCTCCGTGAGGTCATAGGGAAACATGCTGCCTGATTCCGCACCCACGAAGACGCTCCCATACTCCATGGCGAATTTCGCTTCGGGCATCTTGCGCTGTTCCTTTCGGAAGAACTCCATGTCGGTAATGCCCACGCGCGCCGCACTGCGATAATCCAGCGCGCAGGCGAAGCTGCCCGTGCTGCCCTTGGCAAAATCCCGCAGTGCACTTACAAACATGGAATAGAAGTAATTACTCTTCAGGCATGCGGATGTGATAGAAATTGTTTTGCTCGGATAGTCCGCGATGCCGCGCTGATGACAGATATCACGCTTGGTGTTGCGCACGGGGCCAATGACCGCATCCAGATCGTCCGCTTTGACCTCCGGGCTTTCGTCGATTACCATGATCTTGGCGCGGTTGCCGCGCATGGTACCCACTGAATAGCTCTCGATCTTGCTGCCGTTTTTCAGGGTGCAAATGCCCTTGTTGCGACTCAGCTGTACCGGGCGATGTCCGTCGCACTGGATCTCCCGCATGATCTCCGGATTGCGGATGAAATAGTCCTGAATCTTTTTGACGATCAGTGTTGCCTGCTCCGCCGTGCCAGAAACGACAGCGATCAGGCTGCCGGGATAGAGCACGCCCATGGCGATGCAGCAGAGCGCTGTCAGCCATGTCTTGCCGTAGCCGCGGGATTTGACCACCATCTATGTATCGGCGTTTCCGAATTGCCGGGCGACCACGCGCTGCGTATCCTTCAGGCGGATTTTGAAATAGCTCCCGATGAACACGTCCAGATGCGTTCGCCAGTAGGCGATCTGCCGCGCCCACAGCTTCGTGTTTCGAATATCTCGGATCTGATGGAGAATCATACGACCACCTGCTCCTATCCAACCGCCGCAACGGTATGCCGGAAATCATCAATGATCTTATCGATGTCATCCGGCGGAAACGATACGTCCGGCATGTCCAGCTTGCCGCTCATCTCGATCTTTGCTACGATTGCGCCCAGCGAACCGAGT